ATGTTGTGGTAACGGAAAAGAACAAATCGAGTCTGAAAGCGGCTGAAAAGGCAGAACTGAAAGAGGTTCACCTTGGGAACAATTTGAAACTAAATAATATGTAAAATAGTAAAATAAAACCAAAAACATGGCGTTGACAGAAACTACTAAATTCGGTCTCACATTCGGCCAGATATTGGCTGTGATGGGAATTGCGGGAGCATTGATTACTGTATGGGTGTCTTTAAATGTGCGAATAGCACAGGCAGAGATACGGATTGAACAGCTTGAAAAAGGCAGACAAGAAAATATTAAAAGTATTGAACGCCTACATCAAGAAAGTCGGGATGATTATAAAGCCCTGAATGATAAGCTGGACAAGATATTGTATGAAATTAGAAATCATAAATAATGTGCAATTTATGTACAAATAATATAGTTGTTAATGCTGGATTAGGTGTCTATCGCACTGATCCAACACGAACTACTGTGTTACGGAACACAATGGTTCGTGAAAGTAATCGCAGATTTGATGAATTAACAAAGAAACTACTTAAAAAAGTAAAAGATTTGTTTTTTGTTGAATCTGGTGTTTCTGTTTATGCCGAACCATACCAATTTTCACTTGACCCAACTAAATTAAATGAATTCACGTATTGGTTGGAACAACAGATTGAAACAGGTCTTTTAACTAACTGGCCTAATAAATACATATCAGATGCGTACAAACGTGGATTACTGCGTTCATTAGCAGAAATGCGTAAAGCAGGGTACAAAGTACCTTCTGTGGCAGAAATAGGTGGAATCGAACTTACATTGCTTCCATCACCGCATTTAAACACAATAGAATTAATGTATCTGCGAGTATTGGAAGATTTAAAAGGAATTACTTCCAGTATGAAACAAATAATAGTGCGTGTTCTTTCAGATGGATTTATTGCCGGTGAAAGTTATGCAACCATTGCTGATAAATTAGTGGCGGCAATAAATGGTACAGGTGCGGGTGAACTTGGAATGTATGATAAACTTGGCAGATTTATTCCTGCCAGAAGAAGGGCTGAGATTTTAGCACGTACTGAAATAGTAAGGGCACACCACCTTGCAATGGTTCAGGAGTATAGAAGATGGGGTGTTCAGGGTGTAACTGTTTTAGCAGAGTTTCAAACCGCTGGAGATGAGAGAGTTTGTATTGTGTGTGCTTCTATGGAAGGCAATGTGTACACACTTGATGAAGCGGAAGGGCTTATACCTGTGCATCCTCAATGCAGATGTATAATTCTTCCTATACGAATTGTTAATAGATAATTAAAATTTTGTATATTTGTACTAAATTAGTGAATATGGAAACAAAGGTGATTAAAACGTACGGAATATCGCAAGAATCATATATTCCTATTCAAACTGAATTTGAAGGCAAACAGTATATGGTTGTGCCTGTTGTTATGATGGTGGAAGGTGTTCATAGTGGCAGTCGTGGTCCATTACTTCATTTAGCGGAAGAACTTGGAAGAGTTGTAGAAGCGTGGAACGGAATACCAATAACCCTACAACACCCACAAAATGAAAATGTGTTTATCTCTGCAAACTCACCACAAACATTAACTCAATACTATATTGGCCGTGTGTTTAATACACAAATGGATGGCTCTAAGTTAAAAGCGGAAGCCTGGTTTGATATACAGGCTCTTGCAGCAAAAAGTCCTGAAAGTTTGGCAAAAATACAAGCAGGAGAGGTAATGGAAGTTAGTGTAGGTGTTTTTAGTGAAGAAGATACAGAAGAAGGAGAATACAATAATGAACAATACGTTGCTATTGCCAGAAATTTAAGACCGGATCATTTGGCTCTTTTGCCCGGACAAACTGGTGCGTGTTCTGTAAATGATGGTTGTGGTTTGCGAGTAAATAAGAAAGGAGGTACAAATGTGATTGAAATTAACCATGATCTATTAAAAGAAGTAAGTGCAAAAAATCATACAGTTATTTCATTTACCGGTAATTCTACTGGTTTAATGGAAACTGTGGATAAAGTTCGAGAAGCCTTGTACACGAGGGATTCTAATTTGGAATATTATTATCTTGAAGATGTTTTTTCAGGATATGTGATATACCGAAAAAGGGTAAGACAAGAAACAAGTGAAGGGGTTTACTCTGAGACATCAAATGATTTATGGAAAGAATCTTACTCTATTGTTGATGGGGTTGTTTCATTTATGAATGATCCTGTTAAAGTTGCTCGTAAAATTGAATATCCGATTATTAATATCAAAAAGGAGGTTAAAATGTGTGAAAAATGTCCAGAAAAAGTAAATGCGTTAATTGCTCATACCTCCACACATTTTGATGAAAGTGACAGGGATTGGCTTGGTGCATTAACTGAGGATAAGTTGGATAAACTTATTCCAAAAGTAATGCAAGCAAATACGTCTGCCCCTTCACTTGAAGATGCGTGGAAAGTGATTAACACAAATGCAAAGAGCATTGAGGACTATACGTCCAAATTGCCTGAATCTATTAAAGCACAAGTTGAAACCGGACTTAATGCCTACAAAGAAATGAGAAATGGTATTAACACAAATATCATTGCCAATACTGATGAAGGTACATGGTCTGAGGATGAACTAAATGCTATGTCTTTGGAAACATTGCAAAAACTTGAAAAGTCTGTTATCAAAAGTGGGGATTTCTCTGTACAAGGGGTGTCCTCATATAAATCATCCGACGGAACAGTTATTGCTCCAATGTTGCCAAATTTTGGTACTGAAAGTGACAAATAAATTTGAAAGGAGGAATACAAATTATGATTACAAAGAAAACAATCAAGCTGAAAAAGTATTCAGATGTTATTGAGGAATTGGTTGCACACGCTACAATTACTCCTGGGCATCTGGTTGAACTGCTTTCTACTGGAAAAATACGGGCTCATGGTACGGCAAGCGGAAATGCTCTGCCAATGTTTGCGCTTGAAGATGAATTACAGGGAAAGAGTATTTCGGACAATTATGGTGCAAATGACAAAGTTCAGGTATGGATTCCATATCGTGGCGACATTGTTAATGCTATTCTGAAGGACGGCCAGAATGTGGTTGTTGGTGATTTCCTTGAAAGTGCTGGTGATGGTACTCTTCAAAAACACGTTGCCGATTCTACTGGTGATTATCTGGTTAACCAGATTGTAGGTGTCGCAGTTGAGGCATTGGATATGAGTGGTTCTGCCGGTGAAGATCCCAGTCCACGTATTGCAGTACGTATAATTTAAGAAAGGAGGACAAAAATATGAATGTTAATGTTGATATTTTGGGATTAAACGGTGGTACAGGTGAAGTTGCTGAATCACTGGTGAACAATGGTCGGTTGAATATTGGGGCAATGCGTCCTTTTATTGACAGGGACCCGAAAACTGGAAAATTAGCCAGTTATGTTACTATTTTTAAAGGAGGTGATCCTAAGAAAGTGGAAAACTATGTGACAATCAACACCAATGCTGCTACCCTTCGCAGGGATGAGTGGAAATCTTTGGATGATGCTGTAATGATGGTTGCCCGTGAAAGGCTTACCGGTATCAATGACCTTATTTCTAAAGGTCTTGTGTACAATCTTGGTAACGCAATGGGAACAACCATACTGGAATGGCATGATGTAGGTGATTCAATGGAGGCTGTTATTACTATGGACGGTGTTACCCGTGGAAAGAATGACAGGCCGACATTCCAGCACAATTACATACCGATCCCCATAATTCATGTTGATTATGAGATCAATTCGAGGGTATTGGCTGCCAGTCGTAACATGGGGAACCCGTTAGACACCACTTCTGCTGAAAATGCTGCCCGTAGGGTTGCTGAAAAACTGGAAGATATGTTGTTTACCAATGTAACTTACAGTTATGGTGAAACAGATTCCCGGTCCAGAAATACTATTTACAGCTATGTAAACTTTCCGGACAGAAATCAATTGCCTATTGTAGCATGGACACATTCTACCAAAACTGGAAAACAGATGGTGCAGGATGTTCTAAACGCAAAACAGATGAGCATTAATGATTACCATTATGGTCCTTGGACGTTGTATCTCCCGACCAATTACGAAACTGTAATTGATGCCGATTACGATATGACAACTCCGGGAACAACTATCCGTGAAAGGATTCTGAAAATTGCTGGTGTAAATGAAATCAAAGTCGCTGACCACCTTGCAAATGACAACATACTGTTGATTGAAATGAAAACATCAACTGTAAGGTTGATCAACGGTATTGGTTTGCAGAATGTTGAATGGCAGACCGAAGGAAGATTTGTAAACAAATACAAAGTTCTTACCATTCAGGTTCCGCAGATTCGTTCAGATCAGAATGGCCGGTGTGGTATTGTCCACATGGCTGCTTCCGGATCATAAATTATAAAACACTAATCAAGTGTATTTTTTAATTTAACACTTAATCAAAATGGGAAAAAGAGAAAGAAAGAAAACTGTTGAAGAACTTGAACAAGAGATTCAAGAATATCAGGAAAAACAAATGGTTGAAGAACAGACAGAAAAAGCCTTTGATTTACCTGTTGAAGAAGAAATTGTTGTTCAGGAGAAAGAAACCACAGAAGTTGTACCTACACCTGGAAAATGGAAAAAGATAGGAAAAGGTGCATTTTTGTGGAAAAACAGGTACATTAAACCTGGACAAATATTTGAAGCCTACCGTAGTGAAATACCTACTGCTTTTTTGGACTCATTGGAAGAAGTAGAACCCGAAGTAAAAGGGGTGGATATTCCACAAATTAAAAAAATGGAATTTCATTTGGAACAAAATGATGAAGGTCTTTGGAATATTCTTGACATCCATAATCGAGTATTGAATGAAACTCCTATGGAGAAAGAAGAAGCAGAAAAAATTCTAAAAGAATTGTTATGAAATGGTCAGTGCCTAAAATATGGAAAGGTGGTGATGTGTGGATTATAGGAGGCGGTCCATCAATTACCACTGAATTTGGTATCCCTAACGAAATTACCGAACAAGTATTGAAAGGCACTGTTCCAATTTCTTCTTATGCTGAGTATCTTCATCCTATTTTTTACAAACACATAATCGGCATTAACCTTGCTTTTATGATTGCTGATTGGTTTGATATAATCTTTTTAGGTGATAGTACGTTTTTTTCAAAATATGAAGAAGGGTTGTACCATTACCCTAAATTAGTGGTGTCATGTGCTTCAAACACCGTTAATGTTCCATGGGTTAAGCATCTTGCTATGCACCCAAAATCTTTTGGAATAAGCCCTATTCCTAATTGTGTTAGTTGGAATGGAAATAGTGGAGCCGCTGCTATAAGTGTTGCTGTTCATGCTGGAGCAAAGAGAATATTTTTACTTGGGTTTGATATGGTTTCTGCTCCTGTTGGTTCTCACTGGCACAACAAGTACAAGAGAAAAATAGTAAATGGGGTAATGAAAGAGCCACCTTACAATAAACATTTAGAAGGATTTTCAACAATAGCACAGGATTTAACTAAATTAGGGGTTGAAGTGTACAACGTAAGCCCGAACAGTAAAATAAAACAATTTCCGAAAATCACTTTAAAGGAAGCATTACAATTATGAATATATTAGTTGCTGGATTTGCGTACAATGAAAGACCATATATTGCTGATATGGTTAAGTATTACCGAAAACAAGGATGTTCTTTGTTTATTATTGATAATTTCTCTACTGATGGTACTTATGAATGGTTAAAAGCAAACAATGTTCCTACTGTTCGTGTTGACACTAATGATTCATTTTTGTTAACAAAACTTAATGAGGAATTAACAAAAAATGTACACGCAATTCATCCGGATTGGGTTGTTTACGTTGGAATTGACATACGTTATTTTTTTAATGGGACTATAAAAGAAGAAATTGAAAAAGCAGAAAAACAAAAGTGCAATGTAATAGAGGTAAATCATTTTACAGCGTGCAATACTGGTGAAGAGCTAATTCTTCCATTACATAAACATTTCTTTCACATGAAAGAAGGAAATACATTAAAAATGATTGCAAAGTTTGATCCAAAATATTTTGAATTTATTCCGGATGGAATTAAAATAAAAAATGAAAAAGTACACAAAAGCAATGGGGTTCTTATTAATTACGGGAATTGTAAACCAAAAAAAGAAAGAAATGAAACATATCAAAGAAGAAAAAAAGCATGGGATTTAGGGGAACATCGTGGGCATGGTATTCACTATAAACCTGGCAGTGAAAAAAATTGGTTGTGGAGTAAAGAAGAATTAATTGACATACGAACAACATCTTTTATTGATTTAATACTATGATTGCATTAATAACACCAACAGGAGGTCGTCCAAAACAGATGCGTTTTTGTGCTGAATGGATGAAAAGACAAACCTACACGGGTGATGTTTTGTGGGTGATTGTTGATGATTGTAGACCTGTTACTATTAATTTTATTAAAAATGATTTTCGTAGTAATTGGGAAATTGTTAAACTTTATCCTACGCCTGTATGGAGTGAAGGACAAAATACGCAATCAAGAAATTTGTACACGGCTATCACATTTATTAAAAAACAAAAAAACATTACTGATATTTTTATTATTGAGGATGATGATTATTATGTCCCTGAATACATAGAAGTAATGTTAAATAAAGTTGATGGGTTTGATGCAGCGGCACAAGCAAACACAATTTATTTTAATATCAATAATTTCGTAACATACAAAAACCACAATACACGACACGGTAGTTTATTTCAAACTGTGTTCTCTTATTCTATGCTGCCTTTATTTGAACAAGCTGTACAAACAAATGCTAAATTTATTGATATGTCATTTTGGAAAATAATGGAGAGGGAGAATAAAAAATTAAATGTATTTGTTGATGAAGCTGTTTACGCAATCGGAATGAAAGGAATGAATGGTAGAAGTGGCATAGGTGTAGGGCACACTATGGCAGGACCAAAGCATACTAATCGTTTAAAAGCATTGTTGGATTTAAAAAAATTGATAGGAACTGATTATTTATATTACGCATGAACGGTAACAAAACATATCAGCCAATATTTATAACTGGAGCGGAACGGTCTGGTTCTACATTTATTGCAAAAATATTAAATATGTGTGGTGTTCAGCATGGTATAAGCAATGGAATGTATGAAAACAGAATAATTGTTGAACAAAACATGAAGTTGCTTGACAAACATTTATTTTTATTTCCTAATATAGATGAACTTACTATTCCTGTTAACTGGCACAATTTTATTGATGGTGTTCGTGTAGCACAAATGACAGATACTTATTGGATGGTTAAACATTCCTCTATTGCCAGATTGTGGCCGTTGTACGCTTATGCTTTTCCAAATGCTAAATGGATTATTGTTCGTAGAAGAACAGGTGATATTGTTCGGTCATGTGTTCAAACTGGGTACATGAAAACATTTAAAAATGAAGACAATTTAAAAAAATTAAATCTAACAAAAGAGGAAGAAGGGTGGATTTGGTGGGTTCGCAGATATGAAGAACGTTTTATTGAAATGATTAATGCCGGTGTAAATTGCAAAATTGTTTGGCCGGAAAGAATGGTAACTGGTGATTACACACAAATGTTTGAATTAGTTGATTGGCTTGGTTTAAAATGGAATAACAGGATACCATCAGTAATTGATCCTTTGTTAACTAAAAGTAGGGAGGAAATAAAATGAGAACAACAGTTGAAAAAGTAATAGAAATACTGGATGACACCACATTAAATGAAAGCATCATTGAAAGCATCATTGAAAGTGCAAGTGTTTTTGTTACAGCACAATTAAGTACGAAAATAACTGATCTTTCATTGCTTACTGAAATAGAACGTTGGGTTGCTGCCCATATGGTGGTATCTTCAAGAGAAAGATTGTCTAAAGAAGAAGGTGCTGGTGGAGCCTACATAAAGTTCGCTGGTGATTGGGGAAGAGGATTGGACGGTACTTCTCATGGACAAATGGCAGTAATGCTCGACACAACAGGAACATTAGCTGCATTAGTTCAAAGAAAAGGTAGAGCATATTTAAAAGCAATTCCTAATTTTGATTAATCATGGCATTAAAAGGCATTGAAAAAGTAGCTAAACGGTTTTGTGTGCAAACAGCCGTTTATTGGGGGAATCCACAAAATGATGGGTTTGGTGCTTTTACTTTTGATACACCTGTTGAAATTAAATGTCGTTGGGAAGATAAAGCTGAAGTTAATATTGGTTGGTTATCTACTGGGTTTCCGAGCAATCTTATTTTATCAAAAGCATCAGTATTAGTTCTTCAAGATGTTAATTTGCAAGGGTATTTGTATCTTGGTTCATTAAACGATTTTGACAGCAGTTATGATATATCTAACCCAATGAATATTCATGGTGCGTACATCATACATAGGTTTGATAAAATACCTATGGTTAGAAAAACAGATGAGTTTGTAAGAATTGCCTGGTTGTATGATCAGGGTAAATAATTTGAATTATGCCACGTAAATTTCCAAGTATGAAACCAACGCCTGGTGGATTATTTATCCCAGGATCAGGAAATATCGGGTCATTGTCCAGATATGCACACCCATTTGGTTTTTGGGTGCGTATTGTTGGTTTTAATAATGTAATGAAGGGTTATGAGGCACAGGTTAAAAAGATAAGGGGTGCAACTTATCAAGGACTAATAATGGCCGTTGAACACTTAAAAGAAAGTATGAATACGGTTATTCCTGTTGTTCCTGTTGGGAATGATATATATGATAAAAATGGCACTTTAAAACATCGTGGAGGTACTTTAAGGGATGCTTTCGAGTATTCCAAAGCATCAACAAGTAATGCAATCAACCCACAAATATTATTTGGGTACAATGTGGGTCCTGAATCTCAAGGAGGGGCTCCGTATGCGTGGTATGTCCATGAAATGACACCAGAAGCGTATGGTGATATTAATTGGACACGACCTGGTTCCGGTCCTAAATGGTTTGAAATAGCGTTAAAACGTGAAAAACAGACTATGCTTGGAATAGTAAAACAATATGCAATAAATGGGGCTTTATCATGAACGCAACTGCTATTGATGTAAAAGCGATATTGGAATATTATTCCAATGAGAGCAGTTCTGAAATACAACTGTACCCTATTTTTATTGGGAAGGAACCTGCTACACCGACAAAGACAATAACTATATTTGAAACTATGGGGTTTCATAAACTTACTTACGACAAGAATGAAGTGTATGAATGTCCGAGTGTTCAAATTAGAGTACGATCCACTTCTTATCTGGAAGGATGGGAGGTTATAAGCACTATAAAGAATCTGTTACATGGCCGGGCAAATGAGACATGGAACGATACTTTTTATGCTTTGTTTGTTTGTTTCAGTGGTCCAGGGCTTTTGGATTACGACAAAGAACAAAGTGTTCGATTTGTAATTAATTTTGATATTCACAGACGTTAATTTTTGTAAAGGAGGAAATTAATATGGCAAGTAAAGCGTTTAGTGGTCTTGGAACAGTTTTTCAGAAATGGGCATCCGGTACGTGGACCCCATTAGCTGAGGTTAGTTCTATTTCTGGACCCTCTATGACAAGGGATTTTATTGATGTTACATCATTGGATTCTACTGGAGGGTATCGTGAGTTTATAGCAGGTTTTAGGGATGGTGGAACAGTGAGTTTTACCATGAACTTTACTGCTGAAAGCTACTACATTATGAAGAGTGATTTTGAAAACAATGATCCTCAGTTTTATGAAATAGTGTTACCCGATACTGATAACACGTCATTTGAATTTGAGGGACTTGTTACTGAATTACCTTTGGAAG